TTACAGATTTTATAGAATCGGTAATAGATACGCTTTCATCTTTAAAAAGTTCTAGTTGGTTGCCCTCTATGTATAGTTGTATAACTTGCACTATCTTACGTTGTTTATTTTATCAAATGCGTAATCAAACTGAATAGTATAGTTTATTAGGTTGTCGTTTAATACGGTCTTGTATTGTACACTACTTGTTTTAGGTATTACTCCTAGTACTAATTCCTCGTCTTGTATTTTAGTGATCCATACTTGCTCACTCATCAATAGTTCCTTAATTACATCGTTATAGGCTTCATCTATGTAATCGGTGTTAAGTGTTATAGATTCCTTGCCAGACTTTTGGAATTGTGATTGTTGTGGATTGTAGGTATTGTAACTTAGCGTATCGAAGTCTATTGTATTGGCTTTATACGTTTCGCCTTTGGTTGTTAGTTGTTCTGTTGACTTTAAGCTAAACCACACATCTTGTAATGCACCAAACTTATTTACGAATGTAATTTTATAAGGTGTAAATTTAGAACAATCTAAAGTCTTTATTTTAAGTACTTCAACATCGTCTGCACTTTCTACATATATTTCATCTGCTTCTAGTATATCTAAGCTATTTAAAAATGATTGTAGGCAATCGCTATCCTCAAAAGTACCACTATTGTTTAGTACCCTTTCTTGAAACGAATCTGCTACGTTGTAGCTTATATCTATGTATATTAGTTGCCCAGTTGTGCTGGTGCTAGAACTTAATGTGTAGCTTTCTAAGGTTTGACCGTTTAAAAGGTATGTAACGTGATCTACGTTTTCAGACCATACTGGTATTCTTGTTACGCCATCGTTTACCCTATGTACTACTTTGTTAGATTGTAATACCGTTCCACTTAGTGCTGGGTTTATACCATCTTCGAAATATCCGTAACCCTCTACACCTAAAAAGCCATCAGAATTATCTGGTGTTATAGTTGTATCTCCACTACCAGCAGTAACCGTAGGAATAGCATTTACCCAAACTGCTTGACTATCATAGCTACCATCAAACTCTACTTCTAGGTAATCTCTTATAAGTTCTGCAATTTCAAATACTACATAATCGTTTGTGCTTAAAGGCTCTTTTGTTATTGTGTATCGTAACGTACTAGGACTTACACTTGCATTGTCCGTAAACGTGCCAGTATAAACATATAGGTTTAACTCTACTGAAGTCATACCAGTTTTCTCTACCTTGAAATAAAACGGACTTCTTAAATTTATCTTCCTCATTTGTTTATATTAACTTGTATTTGTTTTTCTATTCCTATTGCGTATGCTTCTACTAATTCATCTGGCAATCTCTTAAACGCTCTTACAAATGGTTTAGTAAAAAACATACTTGGTTTAATACCTTTTGTGTATATGCTTCTAGCTATTGCAAACTGAATGCTTTTTCTAGTTGTGAACTTACCCTTGTTTCTTGGTGCTATTCCTTTTCTTACTATCCACTTATCTAGTTTGCTAGGTGGTGGCATTTTATTCGTGTACTTGTACGGTGTATTGTATTTCTTTTTAGTACCACTAACACCTTTATCTTGAAACTTACCGTAATCTTCCATTTCAAAGGATAGGTTGAATCCTTTATTGGTTTTATTTACATCATACCCAAGACTATTATAAAGTTCCTTAGATGCGTTCTTATCGCCTTTAGTTAAGTTGCTTCGTGATTGTTGTATAACATACTTAGCGAAGTCTTGTAAGGCTTTCTGTATTTCCTTATCTGCTAACATATAGTTATATCGTTAGGTATTAATACATCAAAGGTTGCAGTCCATCCAGCAAGTTCGTTTTCAAACCTATCGTAGAAAGGCTCACAAGTTATAGTTCCATCTAATTGGTACTTGTCTTGGAATAACGTTCCTCTACTTAATACTTGTGTAAGTTTGTTTAGTACTGCTAACTGCGTGTTTAATATATCTTGCTCGTTGTCGTTTCCTCTGAATAGATCCGTTACTGGCTCTTTGCTTACATCTACAACATCCATAGCCAATACCGAAACGTTAAACCTTATTACTTGTTCCTCTAGTATTGATTGATTTATTATAATGTGGCTTAACGGAAATATGGTTTGTTTGTTTAAGTCTACCTTTGTGATATCTCCAGTAGTTACCGTATTAACATTTACATCTGCTAGTAGCTGGTCTTTTATCGTTTCCGTGATTAAGTAAAAACCTCTTATACCTCTCATTTAAACTTGCTTTTAATTCTTTTAGATTCTAGTTCGTTCTTTTCTTTTTCAAATGTCAAGAATGTTAAACATTCGTGCATATTTAGTTTAGTGATATCCTTAAATCGTCTAACATCGTTTTGAGCGATGTGAACGAGTGATTGATACCATCCCCATTTTCTTCCGAAATTAGATACTGCATCATATTCTTTTCGTTCTTCATTTTGGAATAGTCCATCATAATCTGCGACAAGTCTATGCCTAAATGATAAAAAAAAAGTATAGAACTTATAACTGCATCCATTGGCATATTTAACATTCGTTCATACTTATCGCTATCATAGTCCTCTATCTGATACCTACCACTTCGTTTTATTTTTACTGGTCTATAAAGAACGTTCATTGCTCTATGTAGGTTGTTAGTATCGCCTATAAACGTATCAAGGTCTACATACTCGCCAAAGGTCATATCATCTAAATCTGGAATAAACCCATACTCTACACCATCCATCTTAAATAGGTTTACCAGGCTAGGTTTGTTCTCTAGCATACTTGTAAGTATTTGTATAATTTCCTTTACATCGATAGCTTTCATTTGGTTTACATACTTCATAGGTACTTGGCAGAAGATTTCTATCATTCTTCGTTCCACTACCTTAACATCTTCTACATCGTTTAGCTTGTAAAACTCTTGGTATTGCCCTAGTGTAATTTCGTTTAAACTATTAGGTATTACTATCTTCATATTTATATATCAACTATTTTTAAAATTTTATTACCTAATCGCATATTTACCGAAGTTAGGTCTACTTAATATTGAGTATGTAGCGTATCTGGAAGCATCTATTAAATGGTCATTCTTTGCTACTGGTTTATTTGTTAGCTTACCACTTCTATCCTCTTGCCATTTGTAGTTTCTAAACTCCATTATAAGATTATCGCTATCCTTTGTTAAATGTATTTTAAAACGCTTTAAAAGGTCTATACCAGCATTTATACTATCCCTACCTTTTAAACTTGGTTGTACGTTATGTCCCATCCTACGAAGTTCTGCTATTAGTCTTGGCTCTGCTGCATCAAAGTAAATAGTATTCCTACCTACACCTACCAGCTTAAAGTGTTCGCTTAAATCCTTTGTAGTCATCATTGTTCTATAAAGGTGTTCTTTAATGTAAAGGTTGTGGTCTTTTCTGTAAACGCTTACAAGTGTGCTAGGATCGTTAGTGTACCCAGCATCTGCACCGTAAGATATAAACTCTGCATCTTCTGGTATCTTATCGCATTCGTAGTAATTGAATATAGTTGCTTTGCTTATACCCTTTTCTCCTAGTCCGTATATCTGCCAGTATTGTTCATCCGTTTCCCTTAAACGTTCTATCTCTTCTATTATAGAATTATCTAAGAACGGATTGTCTTTATATGTGGTCTTATAAAACTCTACATCTTCTCTTGGTAGTACCTTATCGTATATCCAATGGTATTCATCACTAGGGTTATAATCTAGTATTATCTTATCGGTTGTTCTAAATATAAGTTGTTGCCAATCTTCGTACTCTAGTTCGTTTGCTTCATTGATAAATAAGAACTCACGTTTACGACCTCTTATCTTTTGTGGCTGGTCTACCGATATAAATTCTATTAGGTTGTTATTAAGTTTATATTCGCTATTAGACTTGTTGTGGTTTTCTTCTTTGTATAAATTAAACTGCTTCAGTATAGTTATAAAATCTCGCATAACCGTTGCCCTTACACTAGGAAACGTTTTACGACAAATAGTAATAGTTTTACCTTGTTGCTTTAAGCAATACTCAAAAATTATAAAAAGGAGTATATTAAAAGTCTTTCCACTTCTAGTACCTCCTTGTTCTACTATTATTTTTTTATTGCTTCTTAATATATGCCTATAAACAATATTAGTCTTTATCTTCAATTTTATCTATTATTTCTATTTGAAAATTATTAGGCATACCATCAGCACCAGTTATTTCTTGACGCTCTACATAACCTCTTTTCTTACCTTTGGTTTTTAAGTAGAATATAGTTGCAGTAGTATTGCCATCTTTTATCTGCTTATGCAACTGGCTCTCTGCAAAGTCTAAAGTTATGTTTTGTATATCATCTACTTGCCTTGCAAATTCTAAATCATCTTGAAGCCATCCGTAAAATGTAGTTCTACCTACACCAACGGTTTTACAAGCAGTAGTAACTACCCCTAAAGATTTTTCTAATGCTTCTAATATTGCTTTTTTATGTTGTTCGGTTTTGTCCATTTTTTATGTTTTATTATATAAAAAAGTGAGAAACAATTAAAACTCACTTAAAGTTCAAAAGTACTGATTGTTACTTTTGGTTATTCAAAGAACGTCATTGTTTTTTATTTGTTCTATATTATGTTTATTTTGTACTTTACCCTTTAATACTTTATATACATAGTTTTTATCTCTTCCTAATGCTTCTGATGCCTTTCTACAAGATTTAAAAACTTTATCTAAACTACCTACATATATTGTTTTCCACTCTTGCTTTTCTTTTTTTTGTGGATTCAATATTTGATATATCATATTATTATAATATTTAATATGATTCGGATTGCTATCTTTTTTTATAAGTGATTTGTAGTAGTTTATAAGTTTAGTATTATTCTTCATTTTGTTTTAGATAGGGTTTACCGTTTATTTTTACTTTTAACGTATCATCCAGTTTTATCATTCGGTCTATTATCACTTGACAATACTTTGGGTCTAATTCCATTCCGTAGCACTTTCTATTTAGTTGGTGTGCTGCTACCATTGTTGAACCACTACCAAGAAAAGCATCATAGATTTTCTTTTTATCATTATTATCGTTTAATGCCATTTCAATTAATGATATAGGTTTCATTGTAGGATGTACAGTATTTCTTTCTCTTTTAGTTTGCCATACATCTCCTCTTATGGTTTTCTGTCCTCCAAACTTTCCGTGATATAATATTATTTCGTGCTGTTTAAAATATTTATCTAAATGTTGTGCTGGATTTATTTTATCCCATACTATAAATGATTTTACTGGTTTTAGTAAATCTTCTAATGCTTTTCTGAATAAATGAGAATATTGCCAAGAACAGCATACATAAAAAGTGTCGCAATTTATATTTAACGAATCATAAAGAAATTTTATAAAATCTTCATCACTCATTTTATCATTTTTTATTTTACTGTGATTACCTTTTTTAACTCCTTCATAATCTATATTGTAAGGTGGGTCAGTAAAAACCATATCAGCCTTCTCCCCATTCATTAGCTTAGCCACTTGGTCGCTATCTGTACTATCTCCACATAATAACCTATGCTCTCCTATTTCTATTAAATCGCCAAGCACAACATCTACTTTTAAATCGTCTGGCTCTGTATAATCATCTTCTTCAGCTTCTAAAACTTCTTCTTCAAAAGGGAAACCATCTAAACCCCAATCTTCTAATTGCTCTGCATCCCATTCATTACCTAGTATATCCCAATCCCATTCACCAAAGCCTACATTATCCTTTACTATAAATTCTCTTTGTTGTTCTTCAGTGAGTTCATCAGCTTTTAAAATATAAACCTCTTTTAGTCCAGCTTCAGTACAAGCCTTTAAACGCATATTACCACCTAGTACTACCATATCGCTATTTACTACGATAGGTCTTAACTTTAGCATTTGTGGAAA